TGAACAACTTGTTCAACCTGATTATTGGAGATTAATTAAAAAAGAATTATTAAATTCCAAATCTGTTACACCTCAACTTCTTAAAGGATACGACATTGATATAAATGATTTTAATGCTGTTCAACAAAACATTTTAGATAGTTGGCAAAAAGAAAACTTAGCTTCAACTACAAGAGGTTCTAAAATTCATGCTGATTTGGAACATTCTTTTTACACTCAAAAAACAGATATTTCTTTAAAAAAATATGGTGTAGGAGGGAAGTTTGTATGTATTCAAGGTAAAACAGAACTTGATTTAGAAAGTGGTATTTACCCAGAATATCTTATATATTATGAGTCACCTGATGGAAAATTAAATCTTGCAGGTCAAATTGACTTGTTAGTAAAAGAAGGAAATTCTTTTTCTATCATTGACTGGAAAGGTTTACCTTTAGACACTAAAATTCCAACAATTAAAGGTTGGACTACTATGGCAGAAATTCAAGTAGGTGATAAAGTGTTTGATATGACAGGCACTCCTTGTGCTGTAATTCATAAATCTGAAATTCATCATAATCCTTGTTATAAAATTTCATTTACTAATGAAGATTCTATTATAGCTGATGAAGATCACAGATGGTTAGTAAGTTTATTACCTGACATAGAAAGAACTTCTATTGTAATGACTACTAAAGAAATGGTAACTTATTTAGAAAAGCATCCTCAAGCTCAACTTGTAATTAAAGATGCTGATCCATTACAATTACCTACTAAAAATATATCTGAAACATTTGAATTTACAGAACAAGGAATTCTTTCTCAAATTGCTGAAACTTTAAGAGCTTCTTATGAACAAAGACTTCAGTTAATTAATACACTGAGTAAACACTATGTTTCATTTAATAATGAACTTGACAGTTTTGAAGTAACAGAAAAATCATTAGTTTCTACTTTTAAAAGTTTACTTGAGACATTTGGAATACAAACTAAAATTCATTCAAATGGAAATCTTATATTTAAAACAAATAGAATTTCATATTTGAATACACTTCATACATTTGAAAATTTACCTGAATACAGAGTTATTGAATCTGTAACTGCTACAGAAACTATTCCTACACAATGTATTGAAGTGGATAGTGATTCACATACATTTCTCTGCACAGAAATGATGTTAGTTACTCATAATACTAATAAACAAATTAAACAAAGTTCTTACTTTAATCAAAAAACTAAAACTAGTGAAAAATTAAAGTATCCTTTAAACGATTTGGATAATTGTAATTATAGTACATATAATATGCAATTAAGTACATATGCTTGGATGATTCAACAACTTCATCCAGATTGGACTTGTAATGAATTAGTATTAGTTCACTTTGATCATAACAATAATATGACTACATATAAAATGGAATATCTTAAATCTCAAGTAGAAAAAATGATGACCTTTTGGAAGAAAGAAGCACAACTTGAGGAGCATAGAGCTAAACGTAAACGAATTGAATATTAAATGATATGGAAGAAGGTGTACTAATTGCAAATAAAGAAGTATCTCCTAAAAAACATTTTAGTAAAGAACGTTTAGAAATTTGTAAAGAATGTCCTTTGTTTATTAGAGATACTCAAGTATGTAATCCTTATTTATGGATGCATCCAAAAACTCGTGAAACTTCATCTACTCAAAAGCCTGAATTTGTTAAAGGTTGTGGATGTTTAATTTCACGAAAAGTATTACAAGCTGGATCTCATTGTCATTTAGGTTTATGGTGAGGATTTTTAAATTATGGATTAAACATATTTTTTCTTTTGAAATTATTAATATTTTAAAAGGAAATTATAATCGAATTTTTAATAAAGAAATTAAACTTTATAATAAACGTTATACACAATGTAAAGGATGTCCAAATAAAGAAACTATTGAAACTATTGGTGAAATATGTGGAATATGTGGATGTCCTTTACAAAGTAAACTTAGAGTTAAAGATGAAAAATGTGATTTAAATAAATGGTAACAATGAGAAAAATTAACGAAATCATTGTACATTGTTCTGCTACTCCTGAAGGTAAAGATTTTACTGTAACAGACATTAATAAATGGCATCTACAAAGAGGTTTTAATAAAATAGGTTATCACTTTGTAATTTATCGTGATGGTACTTGTCATGAAGGTAGAAAACTTGACGAAGTAGGTGCTCATTGTGTAGGACATAATTCTAATTCAATTGGAATTTGTTATATTGGAGGATGTGCTAAAGATGGCAAAACTCCTAAAGATACAAGAACTGAAGCTCAAAAGAAAGCTTTAATAACTTTGATTAAATCTTTAAAATCAAAGTTCCCTGGTATTACAGTTTGTGGACATAGAGATTACTCAAGTAAAGCTTGTCCTAGTTTTGATGCTAAAACTGAATATAAAAATATTTAATAACTTATAAAATAATGATTTATGGCAAATAATATGAAAATGTATGAAAACAGCACAGGTAATATTGTAAATGCAATCCTTAGTGCTGATACAAATGCTCAAACAATGATTTTAGATGAAAAATATTTTGATGAAAAAACTAAAAGAGAACAAAGTTCTAAAATTGAACAAGACATAAATGATGTCAAAGAAAAATATGAAAAACATCTTGCTCAATTAGAAGAAGATACTAAACAAATTCAAGGTGATTTTAATAAACTTGAAATCATGCCTTTGACAAGTTATGTATTGATTAAACCTTTTGAATCTAATCCATTTCAAAAAATACATAAAAGTGAATCTGGTTTAATTATTGATTCTGGAGGTATAGCTCCTTCTTTTAAAAGTCAAGAAACTGGTGATATGATTGATGCTAATCAATACATTAAAGTAGGATTAGTAACTGAAGTAGGTACTGAATGTAAATTTTTAAAACCTGGTGATGTAGTATTTTATAATATTGCTAGTGAAGTTCAAGTTCCTTTCTTTAAGTTTGGTTTTGTTATTGTAGCAGAACAAAGAATTTTAGCAGTTGTAAACGAAGGTTTGACAGATAGAAAATTAGATGTACAATCAAAAACAACTAAAGATTAACACTATGGAAGAAACAGAAAAAATTTTCTTTAAGCCAGGTGATGTAGTGACTCTAAAACAAGAATTACCAAATAAACCAATTATGCTTGTTGTAAGAAAAGAAACTAATTTCTTTAAAGACACTACTCCAATATCAGGTACTAATTTAAAAGGTATTAGATGTAGATGGTTTACAACTGATGGTACAGAACAACAATCTATTTTTTCTACAAAAGATTTAGTATTACTTCAAAAAGCTGAAGAATAAAAACAAACAATTAACATAATTATTAATAATATGATACCTAAATATCAACAAGGAGGTCCAGCTCCCCAAGCCCAAGGAGCAGAAGACATGCAACAACAAATTGTATCGTTAGTACAAGCAGCTATGCAAGGTGATGAAAAAGCTCGAAATCAAATTCAACAAATTATGTCAGCTGCTCAACAAGGAGATCCTCAAGCAACTCAAATTGCTCAAATGGTTCAAGAAGTTGTACAAGCTATGCAGGGTCAAGCTCGTAAGGCTTTGATTGGAGGTAAACTTAACTATATTCATAGACTTAGAACTGGTGCTAATTTAGACGAACAAGTTTTTTATGAAAAGAAAGGTGGTAAGCTAACTAAAAAAATTGTACGTAAAAATGAAGACGAAGCTGAAGAGCAACCTGAAATGAAAAAGAATAAAAAGAATTTAAAGAAAAAGAAAGTTTATTACGAAGAAATGTAATAAAAATCTTATATTTTTATATATCAAAAAGACACATACTTTAATGGAGACAATCACACAAAAAGATTGTCTTCATTATTGTATATAATTAATAAATTATGTTAATGAACTATGCAAAAATTTTTTAGTTATAATCAACAGACTCATATGGTAGAATTAAACATACCAGAGATTTTATTGATTTCAGAATTTCAAACATTACTTTTAGAAGATAAAACTTCTAAAAAAACTTTAGTATTTAAACAAATTACTTACATACATTTAGCATTAGCTTGGGATAGTCCTTATGCTCAATATAGTGAAAGGGAAAGACATGATGAAGCTTTACGTGATTCAGGTCTTACAGAAGAAGAATTTAATCATCCTTCATTTAGAGCTGCATGTAGAAAATACCGTGAACTTCAAGATTCAAATAAATCTATTAGACTATTAAGAGCTGCTGAAACTGCAGCAGACCAATTAATTGATTACTTTGAAAATGTAGTAGATCTCAATGAAAGAGATCAAAATGGTAAACCTATTTTCACTGCAGAAAAAATGATTAAAGAAGTCACTCAATTAAACAAAGTCCATCAAGAATTAATAGACCTTGAAAGTAGAGTGAAGAAAGAGATGACTGAACAATCACAAATTCGTGCAGGAGCAATAGAAGGTTATGAAGACTACCCCGACTAAAACAAATGTAATTAAAAAATCAAAACAAGTTGTTGAAGAAGTAGTGTCTAATTTATCTGAAATTGAAAAAAAGAAAAATACAAAACAAAAATCTTTAAAACTTACTAAAACTTCTGTAAAGAAAAAACCTGAACCTATTAAATGGGATTTTCCAATTACAGCTGATGTAAGTTTTTTTGATGCTAGTTTATCTTATGAATTGACAGGTTATAGACCTATTACTAAAACAGAAGGATTAGATTTTAATCCTGAATGGTTTATTGAAGCAAGAAATGAATTTTTAGCAACAGGGCATTATACATCTTATTTAGTAGGAAGTAAAGGTTATCGTGATTTTTGGCATGAAGAATATAGACGATGTAAATCTGGTTATACAGTTAATGGTTATACTGTAACTGGAGAACATTATTTCTTTTTAAATTATTATAAACTTCCTATTATTAGTGGTGAAACTAAAGCAGGTAGTGGACGTAGTAAAGGTTTTCCTTCTTTCTTTGTTTCACAATATCAATTTTTTCATTATGTGGATTTAGCTAAAAAAACACATAAACATATTGCTCTAATGAAAGCTCGTGGTGTAGGTTTTTCTGAATTAAGTGCTTCTATGGCTATTAATCAATACACCACTGTGAAAGAAAGTATTACTATGATTGCATGTTATGATAAAGGTAAACTTGAAAGAACTTTATCTAAAGCATGGGATGCTTTACGATTTTTAGATACTTCCACAGATGGAGGTATGTTTAAATTAAGACAATTAAGTGACACTGCTATGATTAAAAAATCAGGACACTTTAATATGTCAAAAGGTAACAAAACTCCAGCTGGTTGGCAATCTATGGTAGAAGGAGTTGTAGGAGACGACCCTCAAAAAATTCGTGGTGACCGTGTTGATTTAATGATTCTTGATGAGTTTGGTTCTTGGCCTGATTCAGTAAAAGCATTTGTGCAGGCTCAAGCACTTGTAGAAGTACAAGGTGTAGCATTTGGTACTATTCAAGTTGGTGGTACAGGTGGTGATAAAGGTTCTGCATTAGCTGGATTAAATACTATTTATTATCACCCTGAACCTTATGGTGTTTTACCTTACAGACATAATTATACTTCAGATAATAGCACTATTCTTTCAGCATATTTTATTCCAGCATTTACTCAATCAATGGTACCTGGAATGACAGATGAAAGAGGTTATTGTGACGAAGAAAAAAATAAAGCATATCTACAAAAGAAACGTGATCAGTATCTTAATGTACCTCAATCACTTATACACCACTGTGCTGAGTATTGTTGGAATGCAGAAGAAGCATTTGCTTTAGAAGGTGATAATAAATTTAATAAAGTTTTATTATCAGAACAACTTGCTCAAATTAGATTACATCACACAGGTCCTAGACCTGTTAAAGGATATATTGATTATACTTATAAAGACAATCAACATTCTCCTGAAAATATTACAGGATTTAAATGGATTCCAACTAAAGAAGGAAAAATTGAAATACTTGAACATCCTATTTGGTCAGAATGCTATAAACAAGAACTAAAACGTAAAGAACTTGAAGCTATTAATAATGGACAAAAATTTGAAGAAAAACCAATTTATAAAGAAATTAAAGATTTATATGTGGCAGGTGTCGATGGTATTGATATTGGTAAAAATCAAACTTCATCAGAAACTAGAGGAGCTTCTGAATTTTGTTTAGTAATTTATAAACGAGTTTATGGTTTAAGTGACCCTCAAATTGTATGTGTTTACAAAGATAGACCTAATGAAGTTAGAACTGCTTACAAAATAGCAATGTGTTTAATTAGGTATTATAATTGTAAAGTAAATGTCGAAGCTACTCGTGTAGGATTTATTAATTGGGCTAGATATAGTAATCAATTAAAATGGTTTATGAAACGTCCTCAAGCTACTTTACAAAATGTAAGAAACGGAAATTCAAAATCTTATGGTACACCTGCAACAGCTACTATTATTGACATGCACACAGATTTAACTGCAAATTTTGTTGAAGATTATTGTCATACAATTTGGTATGAAGAAGTTTTAGATCAACTTGTAAGATATAATGATGAAAACAAAACCAAATTTGATATTATTGCAGCTTTAGGTATGGCTTTACTTGCTGACCAAGAATTGACAGGTAGAGCACCTATGGTAGTTGCTCCTATAGATGAAAGTTTTGAAGATTTTGGTTATTATATAGATGAAAATGGGTATCGTCAATGGGGAGTTATTCCTAAAGATATTCAATTAAACATGCAATATGGTGGAGGACAAGCTTATGACCCATACCGACTTAACACATCGGATACAAGATATCATCAAAGGTATAACTAAAAAAGAACTTATAGCACCTATTCATATTAGAAGTTTACAACCTCAAGGTTATGAAGTTTGTATAGAATTTAGACAATATGAACCAGTTTGTTATAGTGCAGAATTACCAGATGATGAATTTATGAAATTTATATGTCAAGAACTTCGTAGATCTCAGTATTTAAGAACTGAGTATGCTAAGGCAGAAAGAAACACTACCCACCGTATACCAAATGATTTTTTATCGCCTTATGACACAACAAGACTTAATCGATAAAACAAATGAGTGTATTGCGGAACTTGTATATAATAAATTTGAGTTACAAAAAGCTTATAATTATTATGCAGGGAAACGTGATAAAAAACAATTTGAATATTTAGAATCTAATTTTGGTATTGGTAATCCAACTTCTGTATCATTTACACCTTTAGTTAAAAAACATTTTGATGCTTTAATAGGTGAATTTTTAGGTACTCCTATTTTACCTAAAATTAGTTGTAAAGATGAGGATACTATTACAAACATTACAAGAGACAAACAATTGGAAATTGAAAATTCAATTGTTAGATATCTTAAAAGTCATTTAAAAAATTCTTTATTAAGCTTTATTGATAATAAAGATATTACAGATAAATCTATTCAATCTCAACTTGATAAAATTATTCAAGATGTAGATCAAAATTTTATTTCACAATATGAAATAGCAGCTCAAAATGTAATTCAATATGTTATGCAATCACGAGAAACCGATATGATTACAAAACATAAATTACTTTTATTAGATACTTTAATAACAGGTACTCCTTTTTTTAGAGTTAAAGAAACTCAAAGCCACACTAATATTGAAATTGAGGTACTTGATCCTTTAAATACTTTTGTAGATAGAAATCCAAATAGTATTTATGTAAAAGATTCTTACAGAGCTGTTGTTCGTAAATGGATGACTAAAAGTCAAATTTTAAGTATTTATGGTAGAGAACTTTCAAGAGATGACATTGAACGTTTAAAAGCTCATTGGGAAGATTATAGTGAATATGGTCAATATGTTTCTACATATAGAAATACTTTTCCAGCTAATGAACAACGTCATCAATCTACTAATGATGTGTTGCCTGGTCATCCAGATAATACATATAGTTCAACTCGAATGCATTTAATTCCTGTATATGAAGTAGAATGGTTAGAAACAGATAATGATTTTGTAATGCAAAGATATTCTACTATTCGTATTGGAGAGGGAATGTATATTCTTAGAGGTAAAGATGAAAAAACTTTACGAACAAGAGACAATCCTAATTATACTTGTCTTTCAATAAATGGAGTTTACTTTTTAAATAGAAGTAATGAACCATTTTCTTTAATGTTAGCTTGTGTAGATATTCAAGATAGATACGACCTTTTAATTTACTACCGAGATAATTTAATTGCTAGTTCTGGTAATATTGGTGACTGGATTGATTTATCATTAATTCCATCTTCTTTAGGAGTTAAATTTCCAGAACGAATTCAAAAATGGATTGCTTATAAAAAAGCTGGTATTGGTTTAATTGATACTACTCAAGAAGGTCGAAATAATAATGGAAATGCACCATTAAATACTATTTTTAATGGTTATGATAATACTGTGAAACAACAAGCAATTGGAGCTATTCAATCTGCTATAGATGCTTTGGAATATACACTTTCATCTATAACTGGAGTATTTCGTGAAAGATTAAATGGTATCGAACAACGTGATGCTGTTACTAATATTAAACAAGGAGTTAATAATTCATTTATGGTAACTAAACAATATTATCAGCAAATGGATTTACTTACTTGTGAAATTTTAACAGATTGTTTAAACCAAGCTAAAGTCACATGGAAAAATGGATTACGTGGTACTTTAATTTTAGGGGACAGGCAACAAAAAATATTTACTGCTTTACCTGATTATTTTACTGTTACAGATTATGATATTCATGTTGTAAGTACTACTCAAATACTTCAAGAAATTCAACAAATGTGGTCTATACTTCCAGAGTTTATTAAATCAGGTCAACTTCCAGCAGATATTATGTTTGATGTAATGGCTTCTAAAAGTCTTTCTGAAATTAAATATAAAGTTAAAAAAGCTATGAAAATTCAGAAAGAAGAATCAGACACTATTCATCAACTTCAACAAAAATTAGAAGAAACTTCTCAACAAGCTCAACAGTTGCAACAAGAGTTACAAAAAACTCAAAGTGAACTTAAAAAATTAGATCAACAAAAAATGCAACTTGAACAACAAAAATTCCAATTGGAAAATAAAGTTGAATGGTATAAAGCTGAAACAGATAGACAATATAAACAAGTTCAATCTGATTTGGCTACTAAACGTACAGAGATTGAATTACGTCAAATTAGAGATGGAAATCCTTATAATGATCAAATAAGGCAAACTGGTTTATCATCAATGTCTTAAAATATGAGTTTAAATATAACAATACATGAAACTGTATCAGGTGATCTTATAGTACAAGAACCTGTTTGTGAAGACAAGTTTTATGATAATATTATTCCATTTAAAAAATCAGTTTCTGTTTCTATAGTAGTACGTAAAACAAGTAAAACTTCAGAAATTCTAAAAGCTTTTATACATAATCATAAAAGTGTAGAAATTTTGAATACTTTTAATATTATTCATGACGGTTGGTATGAAGTAATTCATTTTGTTATTCCTACTTTAGAATATGTCAATACATTTGATCATATTTTAGAAGGTTTGTATGCAAGTGATGGTACAGATATTTTTCAATACCATGAAGGACAAATGTCTAAAGTAGATATAAATGATTTACTTGAAGAATCTAATTTAAAATCTTTTACAACTGCTTATGTAAAAAAATCTATTTTTATTCTTTACAATCTTTGGCAATGTTATTTTAACTATTGTAAAAGAATGTTAGAAAGTGAATGTTCTAAAGATACAAAATGTTTTGATTGTAATGATGAAGGATTTAAAAATAGAAGTTTAATTTGGATTTTCTTAAATGCCATTGAATATTATGTGTACTTTGGAGAACTTCAAGCTGCACAAGAATTATTAGAAAACATTTCAGGTTGTAATACTTTATGTACAAATGAAATGTTTAGTAAACTTTATGATTGTGGATGTGGAAAATGAAATTAAATACTTGTATTACCACAGTAAATGATAATTCAGTATTAGTAACTGAATTAACTGATGGACAACAGTATTTACCTGAGAATTCAGGTTTAACAGCAAAAAATAGATTTGCTTTTAAAGACACTGTGTCCATTGATATTTTTAAGTTAAATGCTTTAGAAAAAGTTGACTATACTCCTGCAGTTATAGTAGATAGAAGCAATCCTAAAGATGTTAAAATAGATCTTAATAGAGATGGGTGGTTTACTGCAATTCATATTGTTTTACCAAATTCAAAATGGGTACATAGAGAATTAAGTAAACAAGGTTCTATTATTCATACTTATAACATTGTATATTTCGTAGACGATAATGAAATTTACACTGTTAAAAACAAAGTAATAGAAAGATCATCTATTCAAAATTTATTAGATGAAACTTGCACAAATACTACAATTTCCAGATGTGATACAGATTATGTTTCTATTAAAATTTTAAATGACTTATGGGATAATTCTTATAAAGAATTATTTAAAAATAGAATCTATAATGGGGGTTGTAAAATGGATGCTTGTGAAGCTAATAGATTAGACGCTATTATACATCTAACGAAACATTATGTTCGTATAGGTCAATTAGCTGAAGCAGAACGAGTGATTGAGAAATCTAATTATTTTCGAAATCAAAAATTAGATATGAAATTAGAACATAAACCTTTTTCTTCAGGATGCGGATGTCAATGAATTGTACAAATCAAATTCAAGAAGTTAAAAATTATTCTATTCCAGAGTTAACTGACATGTTAAAACGTAAAGTACTTTGTGAAACAGAATCCTTACTTCATTCTTTACAAAGAGGTTATAGATTAGACACACAATTTATATTGTCTGAAATAAAGCTTATAGATATGCTAAAAAATAATAGACTAGATGAAAATTTTAGCTTATATGCTTTACAATTTTACTTAAATAACTTATGGGAAACATCTTAGAACCTTCAGTAATTTCACCTACTAAAAGTTGTGAAAATAAAGATGCTTTATTACGAGAAAATTATTTAAGTGAGTTTGGAACTGAAGATGACAAAGCTGTTGTACGAGAGAATCTGGGAGTATATGCAAAAGACTTTACATATAATCGAGATGAAGCTCAAGCAATGGTACAGGAAAAAATTAAAGCATCTTTACAAGATTATGTAACTAATGATAAATTACCTAAAGCTATTGAAGCTTTAAGTACAGAAATTGCTGAAGCTAGTTATGTAAAAAGTGATGGTACAGTTCCTTTTTTAAATCCTCAAAGTCAATCTTCTTTACCAACCTTAGATAGTCATTTGACAAATAAAGTTTACGTAGATAATTTATTAAAATCACATCTCAATAGTAATGATCCTCATCAAACATTAGATAAAGTTAAATTACTATTAAATGATTATGCTAAATTATCTGATATACACACTACTGCAAATCTTTACAGCAAAAAAGAAATTAATGCTTTACTTTGCAATTTTGTAAAAAAAGATGGTAGTGTACCTTTTCTTAAACCTCAATTAGGTATAGATCCTTCATTACCTAGTCATTTAGCTACAGCTAGATATGTACAATTAGCAATGCAGAATCACAAAAATGAGG